GAGGTAGGTTTCCACGGCAGATAGCCTACGGACATTAGACAGAAACTGTTCTGCTTCTGTGTTACCTTTGCTACGAGCCACACCCTCAAGGTATACGAGGTTATCCTTGCTAGTGCTAAAGCCATTTGCACTTACCCACTTACTGTTGGGTGCAGTAAACTTTAGCCCCGCCTTGTCGGTGGTATCCAGAAATAAAAAGCCAGTAGCATCACAATCATTACATCTATTAGTTCTTGCATACGGTGTTCCATCTTTCCTTACTTTTCGTATATACCCATTACCTTTACAGGTATTGCATTGCTTTGCCTTCTGCTTGTACAAGACATCACTGCTGTTACGTACTTGATACTTGTAGTCCTGATCGTCCATGTAGTCATCAAACAGATCTGCCCAATGCTTTTTGCTCTTGGGTTTGCGGCTGTAAATAACCCAAGATAATTGCTCTGGGCTATTGAGATTGATAGGTGTGTCACCCATCAGTGTACGTATTTGTGCATCAAGGCTGGCTATGAGAGTGTCACGTTCTTGTGTAAACTCTTGCCTAACTTCCTCAAGTACTGACATATCAACAGCAAAGCCACGTTGATAGATACGTGCAAGATGTACAGCAAGCTGATTGGTTAGTCGTATTGTTCCTGCCAGTGTACTACACTCCTCGTACTTCGTCATCAAACGCAAGTACAGTTGTTGTGTTGCCTTTATATCATCAATGCAGTAGCTCTCTAGCTCTTCATATGGCATGTCACGAACTTGTTTACCAGCCTTCAACCACTCCTTCATGGTGTCTTGTTTCTTGGTGTCAAGTTCGTAACGTTCTGCACATGCCTCAAGAGACAGTGGTTCTTTCTGGCCACGTTGTAGTATGTACTCGCCTAGCATGGTGTCAAAGATAGGTCCATTGTATGTGAACCCAGACTCCCATAACCACAATAGATCATGTGAAGCATTGTGCATGATAAGTAGAGGAGCACAGTCAAGAAGGTCTTGTACTATCTGTGCTCCCCTGTCGGTGGGTGGATGCTCTGCGTGATCAAATGTCACAATAGTTTCGTTACCAAGATCATCTAGCATACCCACCATGACTAATGTATTCTCAGGTTCGAATGGATCAAGGTGTTTCTTGCCATCCCGTTTGGTCACAGTGTTTTCTACGTCGAGTGTTAAGTGTTTCATTCGTCTAGTATTACCTCATTTGCATACAACCTGTCAAGGTGTTCGTGAAACTCTTTGTCATTAGCATACATTTCCATTGCAGTTACTGCTTCTTTCAATGTTAGATTAGTACGCCTCATTGCTGAGTGTAATATAATCTCTTCTGTCATAGTTGCTGTATTCATATTTTCACTCCTCATTCAAACAAAACTCACAGAAATCACCTGTAGATACATTTCCGCAAGACACACATTTACTTTCACCATACATATTCTGTTTGGCTCGTTCTTTTGCCCTCTGTCTTTCTTCCTTAGTCATAGGACGTATCTCTCTTAGAGGTATACCGAATGTATACTTACCTGTCATGCAAGGTTCTCCGATTTATCTTGGCTATCCTGTGACCATTCAGAAGATACTGGTGGGTTGTTCTCACCATAGTTTCCGTACTCGTCAAACCTCTCATCTTTGTTGTACCTGATGTGATCCTCAATGAAGTCATACACTACACCCATGTCGAGCTTGGCTGCTGCACAGTACATCACTAGCTTCAAGCCTTCCTCTGTGAGTAGGCCACGGGCATGTGCATCCATATGAAACTTAAATGTTGCACCACCATCCTCATGTTCCTCTACGGTTTCAACACCAATAATACCTGCATCTTTACTCATCATCCTCTCCCTTTACATAATGCCATCCATGACACAGGGAATAGCTTGTGCATACTCATACTAATCTGATTGGCTACCTCTTGTGTTTCCTGTTGTGTGTCAGAAGCACATCTTAGCAGACACATATCAGCAAATGCATCTAAGCTACCTGACCAGTACCACTCCGTGACCATGCTCTGTGGCAGTACCATACGTGCTTGCTCTGGGCAGACACCATCCTGTAACATCTCTGCATAAGCCCTTTTAGCCCATAGAATGGCCTTGGCTTCAGACCTCATAGTAGAACTAGATGGGACCATTGCATCACCTGACCCTTGCTTTTTGTCTTCTGCCCTACGTCTGTATGTAGCAGGTTCATGGAAGTCTGGTATTATGTCCACATACCTACGGCTAATCTCATTCCAACGTAGGAATTTATGTTTCACAAGTTGACGTGCCACAAAGATGGGAGCCTTGACATGGAAGCTGGCAAAGCAATGTCCGAATGGAGACATGTGTTTGTGCTCTGCCAGATACCAGATCAGCTTCTGATCCTTCTTCTCAAGCTCCCATTTACCTAGAACATTATCGACGCAGACCATGCCTGATCGTTTGCCAAATGACACACGGGCAGCATTTACTACTGTAATGTCACTGCCCATGTGATCCATCAGTGTTGCTTCTATCATGCTGTATACCTCGCTATTTTGTATTCAAGTTCAGTGTGTACAATACCGTGCCACCCTGTGAGTTTGTTTTTCACAATGTTAATGTGACGTTGGTTGTCTTCTTCATCCTGTCCTTCAACAGTAGCATTCTTAGAGATCATAATCATCAGATCAGCTTCTGCTGCCTTACCTGTACGACTACCCTCCATCATGGATTGGTTCAATACAACCTTGCCTTCTGCTTCAGCAGACAGTTGGGACATGTAGAATACTGCACAGTTGTACATCTTTGCAATCTGTCTGGCATGTATTGCATTAGCCTTGAGTGCCTCATCGGGACGTGCAAAGCCACCTGTCTTGGCGAACTTGTCACCCATGTCAAGGATTACAATGTCAGGTTTGTATGACTTGCATACAGACTCCACCCAATTCATGTCACGGCCTGTCGCATCCTTAAACATTACGTTACCACGTATACGATCAAAGATTTCGGCTGCCGTAATCTTGTACTTACTAATCTGGAACTTGTCCATACCAGTAGCGGCAGTGATGTATCTATGTGCGACACGGTGATACCCTTCCTCATTACACAACACTATGCACCTTGCACCTTGCCATGCAAATCCATTAGGACCAGCCACAAGAGAGGCATGGAATGATGTCTTACCTGTATTTGGTCTTGCGCCAACCTCAATCAGGTGTCCTGCATTGACGCCCTCTACCTTACGTACAAGAGTAGGTATGTTGAATACCCACTGAGACTCAAGGTCAGTCATTGCAAGTATCGTATCAAGACTAGTGTCTTCCCATGTAACTCTTAGGTTGGGAGTGAAGTCATCGCCATACTGTTCAAGCAGCATACGTAAAGGCTCAAGACTAGACTTGTCACCATTCACATAATCAAAGCCAAGGTTGGCAATGTCCTCACCAACTACCTGTTGGAACAGTTTGGACAACACTTCCTGTGCTACGTCACCGCCCATAGGCTTCTCACGTTTCACCTGAGAGAACAGGTGTGAGTATGCCTGTTTCTGTGCAGTTGTAAGTGTAGGATTGTTAGCCATGAACAAGGCTTCAATCTCATCTGGTGTTACGGTACGTTCGTAACGGGTCATAGCAGTGTCAATGGACTGCTTGATCTTACGTACATCCTTGCTGAATAGTCTATCAGGGCAACGAGCACCACGATGTTCATCGTAAAACTCTTTGTCCATCAAGCTACGTATGAGGGATAATTCCATTTCATTCTCCTAGCGTTGTCAGTTTCATCATGTCGGTTGGATTCCTATACTTGAGGTCATCCAGTAGGTATAACACACGTATCTGTTTTACGTGTGATCGTAATTCTTTTGCAATTGCCAAGGTCTTTGGTAGTGCATCGGGGTCTAGGGCAATCACTGCTGTTGAGAACTGTGACAAGTACTGCTTGTGTCCCTCTGATAATGATGTACCCAACACTGCTACCCCGACATATACATCATCATCTTGGCATCCAGTTCCGTCTGTCGCACCTACAATAGCTGCACTCACACAGTCCTCAACAACTACAGCAGTTTTACCACATCCGTAGGTGTATGGCAAGCTACTATTTCCATATCTTTTCCACTTGGGAAGTTTCTTTGACAGGCTACGACCCGTAGCATCCACCATTATATTACCCTGCATAATAGGGAACACCACACGATGTTCCTTTACATCGTACAGTAGACCCAATGCCTTGGGGTCAAGCCCCCACTGGTCACAGAACTTATTGATTGCATCATAGTCCTGCACAATCCAATCAGGTTTAGAAAAACCTACAGAGTGTGTTTCCTGTGCAACACTGCCAAGGGATTTACGTATGTCATCTGCCGATAGATGCACACGTTTACCCCCAGACACAGAGCACCCAGCTTTGTAACAGTTCCACACTAATGATCCCATGTTGTTAGTAACAGTAAACGTTTTGTATCCATTACACTCAGGACAATTCATACGTTTAGTTTCACCATTACTAAGTGATAGATCATTAATTATATTTCTTACACTCATATGTATCACTTTCTATGTTGTTCGTTTCACTCAAGGATACAGATACATTACGCATTGTCAATGCATTATTTGCACTGTCATACGAATGCTTTAGATAAGGCTTCACTGAAGCCATGTGATTGTGTCCTGTAACAGACATGATCTGGTTTATTGGTACACCTTTCTGATCCATCTGTGTTACCCCTGTTCTACGTAAGTCCATAAGACGTAAGTCTTCTGACAATCCAGCTAGTCGCATGACCCGTCTACCTACTTTAGACAGACGTTCCATAGCATACGGATTGTATACACCAGACACAGGTCTAGGGTGTGGTGCCACATACTCTTGAAATCCAAAGTCATTACGTTGTGCATTTAACATCTCTGTCAAGTCATCAGAGATGGGTAGTGTGACCTCTGCCCTGCGTTTACTTTGCTCAAGAGATAGCTTTTGCCTATGCAGATCAATGCTCTCCCACTTGAGATTACGCATGTCCCCAAGACGTTGGCACCATTCGTATGCCATCTGTACGATCAGCCCAATGTTTCTGTATTCAAACTCAGAGTATGCAACATCAAGGAACTTGATCACATCACCGTGTGTCCATGTAACCTTGCGTTGCTTGGGGTTCTTACGTTTGATGTTGGCCCAAGGATTCTGCGTAGCATGTTCCATCTGTATGGCATAGTTGTACACTCTGCTTGCACAGGTAGCCGCATGATTAGCAAAGCTGACGCCACGTTTGACCCAATCCTCATAGGCTTGCTTGGCAATCTTGGTTGTAACCTTGTCATACCTACGCCATCCCATAGTCTGATGCAGTATGGTCAGGAAATATCTGTAGTCAACTTTAGTTGTATCACGTAACATATTGAAATCATTAGACTGATAGTAATAGTTGATCAGATCTGTGACCTTGCTGCTTGGCTTTATACGTATGACAGACAGTTGTTCCTCTCTCCATTTGTCAATGTTATCATTGTGTTGTTTAACTATCTTACGAACTTGCTTTAAGTCTGACCCATAAGACTCTCTTTTTACTACACCTTCATCGACTAGTATCTGTGGTGGATTGAAACGGTAGGAGATGTCACCCGAAGATGACACCTGTTCCTGTACATAACGTGGTAGCCTTGGCAATTACGCAGCCTCCAACTGAATGAAACGATTATCACTGACCCACTTGCTCACCTCTTGCTCACGACTGAACATGCTGATAGCCTGTGTATCATTACCAGTGTTACGTAGGTTGAACCCGTTACGTTCATCAGCGTAGCTGGCATAGTTTGTGAAGGCAGAATACAATGCCCACTTGTTGTGACCACGTGTGCTTGCCTCTGCACAGTACAGGCTGTACATCTTCTCTGCCTTACGACGAGATGAAATCATCTCCTCAAGCAAAGACTTGATGTCCACATACTTTGTGGAAGTCTGCGCCCACACCTGCATCTTGGCAGTCTCTTCGTAGAAGTCACGCCGTGCACGTACCAGTTCCTTGATGAAACCGTCAAGTGTAAAGTTGGATGTGTTCTTCTTGCGTACCTTATCGTACTCACCACGGATCAGACCGTTGGTACAGAAGAAATCAATAGCACCAAAGAATGCTTGGTTGCTGCACGATCCATCAATACCATGCAATGATATGATACGATTACCCAACGTAGTTGTGTGCTTGTCGGTATTAATCTCTACCTGCATGTCAGGTAGTGTGATGTCTAGCATAGACCATGCACCACCACGTGCAGACCGCCACTTAAAACTAGCATTCGCCATCTCTGATGGGTCAAGGTTCTCTGTGATTGTGTCAAAGACACCACGGTAGAAGTCACCGTGTGATGCACAGGTAAACTTGTCACCCACAACACCAAGGTATTCACCTGTGTCTCCATTGATGACATACTTTTTGTCCTTAACTTTGGTAGGTTCAAACTCTACATTAAAATCAAGGTAGTGTGGTACGTCAAAGTTTGTAATATCAAATGGCATATTTGTCTCCTTTTCATTTGTTATTGGCAACTGATGCCCCGTTATATCATACCCATCACCCCTATACTAGGAACGATAAGCTATTTGTAGTACTTGTGTGTCTTTAATGACACAGTCTTAGTCAGTGCCTTTGCCCAAAAGGGTTTTACATAATGGGCATGGTAGTGTGTCGCACCGCCTGTGTTATCAGGCACAGTCCCATCAAGCACATCCTGTGCAATCAACTGAGACAATGCCCATGCTTTCTTTTCATATGGGGTGTCAGACTTACCGTCACAGTACCAACTGAACTGGCACTTGTGTTTGCCCTTACTATATCCCTGCTTCACGACAGAACATACATCGTCAGGCCATCGGTCATGTGCCACACGATTTAACACTACGTGTGACACTGCATACCCTTCAGACATAGGACTGCCCCGTGTCTCGTGATATATGTTGAGTGCAAGGCACATCAAAGCTGTACTAAGCATAGCTTATCCTTTCGGTGGTGGCAGTCCAGACCAATCGTCACATGGATCATCATGCGGCATTGGTGCTGGCTTCTGTGTATGGTCTGTGAACTGATATGAATATACGTGTTCCATCTGCATCCCTACTGTTTGATATGAGGCGTACTATGTCACCTGCATCGGCATATTGCTTTAGCTTTTGTATGCTAATCATCTTATCGCCACGGCCTGACCGTGTGAAAAAGTTTACCTTTGCTTCAGTACCATCAATGTATTCACCCGTCACAGTGAATTTGTTTTCATTGAAGAATGGATCTGTGTAGTCCATATCAAATTCATCTAACAAAAACTGCCTTACAGTTTTGTTGGCATTGATCTCTGACTTGCTCAACATACGTTGAGTTAGTTTTATTCTAGCTTCCATAGCTGTATCTCCTAGTGTAATTGCATTGGGGCTGGGAATATATACCCATAGTCATCGTATTCTTCTGCGTCATACTCAGTGCATGAGACAAACTCTACCTCACACTCTGGGTGTACGTGCTTTGCCATCAACACTGCCATAGTACAGGCAGTATGCCAATCGACAATGGCTGGGAAAGTATCATCAAGTGTGATGGTACTATCCTGCCCGTCAATCTCAAGCACAATCTCGTATGCTTTAATCGTCACAGGTACATGCTCCTTTACATAACTCAGGGAAAGCACCACGTAGTTTGTACTCAAGTGTAGACAGTCTGCGTACATGACGCATGTCAAGGTCAAAGCACTCCCTGATGTGGCTTTCCATATCGTCCATAAGATTCCACACTTTGGTGATTACCTCACGTTGATCTTGTGTCAAAGACAAAGCTGCATCATTAAGCACCTTTTCCATTTCTTCACGTTCTTGTTGCCACTTGCTGCGTCTATCCACAATTTCTTCTGGTGTTATTGTCATGGTCTTGCTCCTTCTGCATATAGGTATGGTCTATCTCTCCAATCGCCAACCACCATACTTGGTTGCAACTGTAGGAATGCACGTTTAGCTGTACGTACAGGTGTCGTGTCATGCACATCAACGAATGTGTCAAACTTGTATGGGTTGTATGACACAAGTGTGTAGTCCAGATATTTTGGATGATAGTCTGGATCAAAGTCATCAAAGTATGTAGCTTCACCACGTACAAAGGCATGAACATTCTTCTTGCCCTCACGCAATACACGTTCACGTCCTGCTTGACGTACTACAAACTCAGGATTACGAATGTGTACCTTGTCAGTGTGCAGTATTACCCTGCCCGTTCTAGCTGAACGGACAGACCATACGTATTTGTGTAGGTTGAAGTATACTTCTACTCTCATGTTAACATGATCTCCTCTAAAGCAGCCAAAAAAGACTTGGTTGAATCTACAAATCGTATAGGATCTTTATCATATCCATCCGTTATGTCAAGCATTTCGGAGCACACAATTTTGCCTGATTCATCCTTGTGTTGAGCAATAGATATAACTCTATCACCATGATGCAGAACAATATTATTCATATTTATTCCGTGCATTGGATCTACCTTTCGTATATTTAAGTAGGCATACAGCTATATACATTTGTATATACACAGACCATATGCCTATGGAGTTTACATTGTCTTTATCGTAGCCCATGCTTACCAGTATACCAACGGTCACTAGCATACAGACATAGGCTACAATAGGTGTCAGTATTAAGAACACTGTGCTAACTTGTTGTCAATATCCTTTAGCCATGTGGCTGCTTGTTTGCGTTGACGTAACAGATCGGCACGTTCCATATTGTACTTGTTCTTGATAAGACCTTTGGTCTTGAGAACTTGCACACGATATGCGATACGATTTGGGTATTCATTCAATGCCTCGGCAATCTGTGCCATTGTCATTTCACCCCAAAACTCAAGGATCACCTCATCAATTACACAGTAATTGTATGTGTAAGACACGGCTTTCTTCATGTGAAACGTATGCTCTGCATACAGTTCTGGGAAAGCTGATTTTACTACGGGTGCGATGTTTTCATTTGAGTTTGTCATTGTGATAGCTCCTTATGCTACTGATTTACAAGTGCCACTGGCACGGCGAAGGTTGATTTTGTTTTGACGTGCGATCTTACGTTCACGTTTCCAATCGTCACGTTTGGATTTAGGTTTATCAGACTGTCCAACATTGGACGGTTTTGAAAACTTAATAAAGTTTTGCATCTCGTATTTCATTTTGCTTTTCCTTCTTACTAGGTTTGCGTTTGTTGCCCTTCTTAGGCGGCACTACCTGTGGGCTTTTGCGTTGCTGCAACAATGCTTTCGCCACAGGGTTCACAATGCCCACAGGTCTGTTTTTCATTGTTCTACATCCTCGTCTGTTACTTGCATGTTATCTATAAACTCTTGCACCTCATCGCTTGATGCACTTTTGCGATAGTATGTCCATAGGTCATCAGTTACAATTTGTACAAGGTCATCTATATCTAGGTCATCGACATAACGATCAATGGCTAGTTCAAGTTTATCATAGTCAGTATTTGTAATGGGTTTCATATTACACTCCTTGTGCTACTGTGTTTGCTTTACGTTTTGTTGTCCCATGTGCAGGGAAACCAATGATTGCATCACGGTTTCTTGCACACAGTTGGCATGTGGCACATGACACATTGTCACGTATAGTGGCAGGACATACAATCACCTTGCGACCTTTAGGTGTGGTGGTGTTAGTTGTTTGTGCCTCTGGCAATACTGTCGCAACTGGCCCAATGTCTAGGTCATACAGTGCATCGGCATGTTTGACATTGTTAGCTGACAGATTGACCACGAAACCTTTCTCATTCATCCGTTTGACTACCTGTGCATTATGCTTGTCAGTCAATACAGGATAGTGAGTGTAGGTGAAACCACGTTTGCCACGGTTGGCATCAGCAAGCTGATCGTTTGCATCAGCATCCAAACGTTTGCCATCACCTGCAAGATCACCTGCTTGGTTGTGTCTCCACACTTGCCCATCTTTGAAAGATGAAACATTGGCAATGAATGTTGACCAATTATCACCACGTTCACCACGTGTCACTTTGGCCCAATGTATAGCAAGTGGGCCACCATTTGCATAGCAACCACCCTCGTTTGCATTGTTGAATGGGCAAGCATCAGGACATGTATCTGCTGATGTGGTTGTGACAGGTATCTTGCCAACCTTACGGTTGTTAGATTTGAATGTAGTGTGTACTGTGTAAGTCACTTGACTAACTCCGTTAAAGTGTCCAACATTGGACGGTTTGAATTAAGAACCAAAGGTTTCGTTCCATTCGGCAGGTGTGATACCTGTCATTATGAACTCACGTTGGTCAGCTGTAAGCTGTGGCATGGCATCTTGGATCAGCATACCATCAACCCAAGCATCCAATTGTGCTTGTGTGATTGGCAGATACCAATGGCTTGTGTTGCCAGTTAAACGAGAGGTACGAACGATTTTTCTAAGTTTCATTTTGGATAACTCCGTTAAAGTGTCCAACATTGGACGTTTCAATTAAGCCCACATACTGTGGACGTTAGCTTCCTCAAGCCACCGCATTGCAGTGTCAATGTCGGGAGCACCAGCTTCCATGCAAGCATTGATGGACGCATCTTCATCTGCACGTTCCTGTGCCAAATCCTCTGCGATCCAATCGTAATAACGATTAGTCCATTCTTCCATCTCTTGAATGGCACCTTCAATGCCAAGCTGACTATCCCAATAGTCATATGCAAGCATAGGACGAATACCGTGATACTCTTTATAAGCATCACTGTAAGCCTGTACAGCTTGGTCAAATTTGCTAGTCATTTTAGCTTTCCTTTCCCATGTATGGTGGCACATCTTGCAGATGAATAGTTTTTACAATACATTTGTCACCAGTTTCATGTTGTGCCTCTAATGCGGATTGCAAGGCATCATCATAACAAGCAAACCTGCTGTTATAATCAGAGTAGACGTAGGGATCACCATCGTCATAAGCAATTACGATGTACAGTTCCATATTAAACTCCGTTTAAAAGTGTCCAACATTGGACGGTTTCAGTTTCAGTGTTAATGTCTATACATGTTATATAACACTTTCACTAAAGATTCAAGTGTTATATAACTGTAAGACAATTAATTGTACACCAAAGGCAGCAAAGCAATCAGCATTGCAGTTGCAGTCCAGCCTACACCTAACAGAAACCAGCCTATGGCTCTGTTACGGTTCAACCGTTTAATCTCACGTCTAGTCATTGCTTACGTCCCCCGTGCCTACGGCACTTTTCCAACCACTATCGTAGATAAGTGTAGGTGATTGCTCGAACATCTGTTCGGGTGTTTTTGTGTTGGCGATCAAAGTGTCCAATGTTGGACAAATCTGATCTTCGATCATATGGCGGTTTGCTTCCTGTGATGCCAATTCATAGAATTGAGCAGCAGCAGCATCAAGCTGCCACTGTTCAATGTCACGTTTAGTGCTAGGTAATAAATACCTAACACTAGTTTCATGTATGTGGCGGCTGATCATGCAGCCACCTTTGCTTCCGTAGGAAGTGACGCCATCAGATCCTCAATGATCTTTTCAAGATCAAGGCCATTGAGTTTGGCTTGGTTAATGATGGTATTCACCATCACCTTGTGAGTGATCTTGGGACGTTCAGCTTTAGCTGGTGCCTCATCAGACTGTCCAACATTGGACGGTTCAGCCTTTGGCTGTTCATTCTGTGGTTCGTCACTGCCTTTGGCAGCTTTACGCATTGCAGCTTGTAAAGCTGTAAGAGAGGAACCTTTGAAACCAGAGGTTTCGATGAAGGCACGAACCTCTGTTTCGTTTTCAACGAACCACAGAGCCTCTGAACGACGACGACGATCAATGCAGTGAATACCGTAGGTAGTCAGTGTTTGACGAGAGATTTGACCAGAGTCAAGGGATGACTGAGCTTTCAGCTTCTGCATCAGCTTTCCAAGCCGTGTGTCGAAGCCATTGGCCTTGATGGTCTGTTTCAGACTGTTAGTCTGTCTCCAGATTGACCCAAGGGCTTTGCCCTCTTTGATGTCGGCATCAATTGAAGTTCCTTCAACTTTGGTGATTTTCGCTGATTTTGCCATTGGATGGCTCCTTTCTCTATCTCTAAGTGTTACATAAGAGAGTTTTATATCTCTCTCACCCTAAAGGGAGAGATAGAAAACTATCTGTAACACTAGAGAGATAGAGTAGGTGATTTCAGCCTCATGTGATCCTCTGCCCATGCCGTTTCACGTGTGACTGCAAAAATATATTTCATATATATTTTGAAGTTCGTGTGCGAAACTCGTGAGGCTGGTTCACTGTTTGTTCTCACTGTCCAATGTTGGACAGTCTACCCATAGGGTAGGGTTAAAATGTGCATCGGCTTTGCAACACACCCTTGCCGTGAAAATCCACCCCATTTTTTCATGCTAAAGCATGGCAACTGATTGCATAACAGTTTCCCTTTGACTGTAACTCACTGAAAGTGAAGGGTTTTTCTCACATGATGTGGATGTGTGCACAGTATGCGTTTACACATGCGCTGCATATGCCTCATATGTGTGCTACATACGCCATGATGTGGGGGTGGGCG